ATGACAAAAGCAAATTATTCAGCACCATATATTGAAGTAACTTTTACGTCAGTCAAAGGAGATAAGTTTTCTGTTAATAGCGGAGAATTTGGAGGAGATATAATCTCATTAAGAACTCAAAAAAATTTAGGAGTTTCAGCTGGAGGATTTTCAATACAATTAGTTGGAAGGCAAAGATATAAAGATTTTTTTAAACTAAATGTTAAAGAAGATGTTCATGCTTTCGATATATTTAGGCCTATGGGATTAGTAGATATTTATATAAATGGTAAAGAACAAATGCTTGGAATAATTGATAGTGTTTCAAAATCAGAATCTTTTAGAGGAGATAAGCCTTCAAGAATCGTTACTATAATGGGAAGAGATATGACAGCATTATTATTAGAACATAAAGTATGGTACGATAATAAATTGTCTAAAGGAAGATTATATAATTATGCTATGATGGGTGGAGCTCTTGCATTCGGTTTGATTGGAGGTGAAAGTCCAGCAAGATTAATAATGCAAATATATAATACTTGGATGGTTAAAGTAATGAATCAAATCCAACCTGATGTTGTAAATAGTAAGTTTGGATTTGTAGACGGAGATGAGATTCAGGATAAATTGATTGGAATAACAGAAAGTGATGGATTTTTTAATGTATTAGCAGATTCAGATGTTATGTATTATAATGAAAAAGGAAAGAGGCAGATAGTAAAAAAAGGAGATATATTAAGCACTGTAAAAGGATCTGGAGCTCTTTCTGAAATAACTTATGGAAACTATTATCCTATGCAATTTTCTGTATGGAATTATCAAGGTGATCTAATGAATTTCATTAAGCAATTCGCTTCGTATCCTTTTAATGAATTATATGTAGAAACAGGAGATACAGAAGTTGTAATAGGAAATTTAAGAGAATTCTCTGGAACAATATGGACAGAGGCTAATAGCTTTTATGATGCGAATGCAAATGATGGAAAAGGAGAGAATATACAACTTTCAAGTACATCTACTTTAAAAAAAGGAAAGAGAACAAAAAAGCTTTTAAAAGGAAAAGCTTATATTGTTTTAAGGCCTACTCCTTATGATGATGATTCTGTTGAAAGTAATATATTTACAGGAATGGAAAGTTTATTGATGATGAAAGATCTTAATAAATATGTAGTTTATGATTCTTTAATTGTTGAAAAGAACTTAATGATTGGACGGAATAACAAGCCTACATTTTATTCAGTTACTCCTAGCAATGGATTAATAACTGGAGATTGTGCAAAAATAGTTGCGAATGCAGAATATGATGAAAATGCTTTAAGAAGATATGGCTATAACTCATTAGAGGCTAAATTAGATGCAATGGATATTGGCAGTAAAAGTTATAAACACGGAGGAATTATCAGCACTTGTAATGTTTTTCAAAAGAAATTAAGAAGCTGGTATCAAAATTCAGATAGATATCTTTCTGGAACAATGACGATTCAAGGGAATGAAAAAATAAGAGTTGGGAATGTATTATCTTATGAAAGAGAATCTGGGCAGATTGATGATGATTATGAAGAAGGAAAATATTATATAACTGGGATCATACAAAATTATGTTTATGGCGGAATATTTGAGTCAACATTAACTTTAGAGAGAGGAGTCTCAAGTAAAATTTTAAAGAAGGGTGAGAATTAATGCCAAATGATTTTATAGAAATAGATAATGAATTTCCAGATAAAGAAGCTTATGAGTTATTTTTAGGTAGAGTTGTGAGAAGCAAACAGCAAATAGGAGAAGATACTGATAAAAAAAGACTTGTGGTTGATATAGAACTTGGAGTTGGAGGGTATCTAAACAATGTACCTTATTATGGAGGCGGAATAGACTTAGAAACTGAATATCCTCATGGATTATTTATACCTCCTAGGGAAAATCAATTGATAGGAATTTTATTTCTAAGAGGGAATTCTGAAAATCCCGTAGGATGTTTTCCATTGCCACATCCTTCATGGGAAGTTGAAGAGAAGGACGATTATAAATATAATGAAATTTTAGAAGATCTTGAAGACATTGCATTATTCCATTTTTCTGGAACAAGAGTATTATTGAAGAAAGATGGTAAGGTTGAAATAGGGAAAAAAGATGGATCGACGTATCGTAGATTAGAAATAGATTTTCAAACAGGAAAGATTGTTATAGATACTCCTAATAACGAAAGTATAGAATTTGGAGAGAACATAGCAAAACAATTAGTAAATAATTTGCCTAATTGTATTTATTCAGGCGCACAACATACAATAGGAAATACTAAAGTAAAAGTATAGGAGAATATTATGAAACAACCTTTTTTAAATGATGATGGATTTTTCAAATCAAACGCAGTCACTGAAGGTGGTGATTTAATGAAAGCTAAGTACGTCAAACGTACTGGTGTTAAAGGTAACTATAAATACTGGTACAAAGATACAAAGACAGGAAAACTAGTATCTGATAAACAATCAAAAGATAAGAAAGAAAAAGGAGAAAGATTGAATAAATTAAAATCAAAAGGATGGGATTTTAATACAACTAGTAAAGTAGTCGGAATGGCAGATCCTACATCTGTTACTACTACTACATTAAAAAAAGATAATATTAAAATAATTGTAGAAGAATTTCAAGGAATAGAAAAAATTAAAATAAATGGAAAAGATTTTGGAACTTTTTCTACAATAGGTTTTAGCTCTGAAAAATCAAAAGATGAAATAAAAAAAATAAATACTATATTGAATAAATATGGTATAAATTATAACGATTTAAAAGAAATATATGATTTTGAAGAAGATCAATATTAATAAATATTAGGAGAAAAAAATGCCATTAGTTGGAGATGATTTAGCAACAGCAGTTCAAAATGCAATTGATGCTTTAAGTGAAGCGGACAAACGAGATATGACAAAAGTAAGAAAAGCTGAAATGAATGCTATTGTAAATTATATAGTAGCTAATGCAGAAGTTTCTACAACTGTTACAGGGACGCTTCCAAACGGGCCGGTGGCAGCATCGGGTACTGGAGGAATATCATAGATGGATAAAGAATTTATTACTATAATGGTTTTATCTATTATTGGATTTGCAATATTTATATTTATAACTTCATATTTATTTAAAGACGCTATTATAGGAAAAGATAAAGATAAAAAAGAAGAGGAGGGCGACAATGAGTCTTTTAAAGCTCCTTGGTAACGAATACACTCCAACTGCAGCTTTTTCATTTGAATTCTTTGAGAGAACATCTTCTGGAGCTATAGGTTCAAAGTTAGGTGAAGAGATTTTCTTTTTACTTCCTCCTGAAGAATACAGTATGTCAGAAGGATATAAAGTGACTGTAACGAAAACATCAGGTGGTGGTTGGGTAGATGATTTCGGAAACGATTTTAAAACATTAAGATTATCTGGAAGTCTGCATAGTTATTATTCTGGATACCCGGTAAGTAAACCGAATATAGAATCAGGAGCTTTATCGAGTGCTAAAGATTTTGTAAAGAAAACAGGCGAGGGAATTATACAACAAGGAAAAAGACTAGGAAATAGTCTTCTAAATACTGTTGGGATAAATATTCCGGGTCTTGCAGGTTTAAGCGGATTAGATGAGTTTTTTAAATTGAGATGGATAGTTTCAAGATTAAGAGATGTTTACATTGGAGATCAAGGTCAACAAATTTTTTCAAAAGCACCAAATGATATATCAGATCTAAATACAATTCTTAGTTTAGAAGGTGGGAATGCATTATACGATAAATTAGTAATTGTATATCATGATTATGATGATAATAATCATTATGAAGTTATTTTTACTAACTTCACTATGAATAGGACGAAAGATGATCCTTTTACAATCAATTATACTATCGAAATGACTTGTATGAGGGAATTTAAAAATATCTATTTAGGTTTGGGAAAAGTTACTAAAAAAGAAAGTCCTTTTGAAATAATAGATGATTTTAGAAATACGTATAATACATTGTTAAATACATTTGAAGAGATAACTAATATTCCGAACCAAATTGTAAGCTATTTTACTGCATTGAAAACAGCAGCAAATAATTTATATAATGATCTTGTTTTATTTGGAGATAATGTATCTGCAAACTGGAATAATTTTGTTTCTAAAATAAATGGTGTAGAAGAAAAGAATGATGATTTTGAAGAAAGACTTTTTACTTCAACTTCAGGATTACCTATTACAGACTTAGAAAATGAAACAGCACAGCTTGATGAAGATCTTTTAAATATACAAGATGCATTAGAGCAGAATAAAATAAAATTGAATGAAATGAAGGGAACTGAAAAATATTATGGAATATCAGAACAAGAAAAAATATATAATGTAGATGATAAAACTTTAGAAGATACAGATTTTCTGTCTGATCAAATTCAAAAGCAAGAAAATGCTTTTATAAGTAGAAACAGAGTTTATTATGAAGTCCAACAAGGAGATACATTACCAAAATTAGGAAATAAATTCTATGGAGATTATACTAAAGGGAATATAATAGGTGAAGCTAATGATCTAAAAAATTCTGATTTTGAAAATGAAGTTTTATTAGGAAGAAATATAATTATTCCATTAGATTATAAGTCTCCATCTAAATTACTTGATAATAATTTAGTATATTATAAAAAATTAAAACAAGCTACTCCTAAAGAGAGGCAATTACAAATATTAGGAAACGATTTTGATTTAAACAACAATAGAGAAATTGTTGTAGATGGAACTGGAGATTTGGGATTAGTATATGGAGAAAATTGTTATTTAGAAAATATAGAGGATAGATGCAAATATTCTAGAGGAACACTTAATCCGATTCATCCAAATTGGGGAATAATGTTAGAAATAGGGAATGCTCCTTCGAGTGTTGCAATACAAAGAATATTTGAAAATATAGAAACACAAGCATTAAGCGACCCCAGAACAAAACAAGCTTTTGTAAGTAAAGAAGAAGCCGATTTGACTGGAGATACATTAAGGATCCCATTACATTTAAAACCATATTCTGGTAAAGAAGAAGTAATTGATGTGGGAGATGTAATTGCGGGTCTTTTAATATAAAGGAGAAATAATATGGCTGAAATATATAAACCAAAAACTTTTCTTCAGATACTAGATGCTATGAAGAGATATTTAGTTGGAGCTAGTTCTACATTGAATAATTTTAATGAAGGATCAAGATTATTAGTTCTACTAGAAGCTATTTCTCTAATAACATCTCAAACACATAATGATTTCTATCAAGGTTTAAAATTAGCAATTCCAACATCAGTTTATAATGCTTTTGATTTTGAACGAAAACCAGGGAATCAATCCTCGGGTTCTTTAGAATTCACCAGAGTCACTCCGGCGAGTCAAACATATACTATACCAATAGGGACTGCAGTGATATTAAATGGTATACGATTTGAAACAATTGCAGCAGGAAGTATTCTAATAGGCAATACATCAAGTGGAAATATAAATGCGCAATGTACTCAAACAGGAGTTGATGGAAATATTTCAATTGGAGCAATAAATACTTTAATAGGGCAAGGTAGTTTTGCAAATCAACCAGATGGAGTCGAAGCGTGTAATAACGCAACAGTCTTTGCAGGAGGAACTGCTGAAGAATCAGATGAAGATAGAATAGAAAGATTCCGATTATATGTAAGTTCATTAGCGAGAGCCACTGTTAATGGATTAATTGCTGGAGCTCTTTCAGTATCAGGTATTGTGTCTGCATCAGCAGTAGAGCATTCACCTACTCCGGGGTGGGTAACGATATATGCAGATGATGGGACTGGAACAATATCAACAGTATTAAAAGAAGAAATTGAGAAAGTAATTAATGGAGATCCAAATGATGAAGCAAATTATCCGGGATACAGAGCTGCAGGAATAAAAGTAAGAGTAGTAGCTCCAATTGTTGAGACTATTAATGCGACTGTAGAAATAAAAATATTAATTGATAGTCTTGCTGATGATTCAGCTTTAGAAATCGCAGCACAAAATGCTTTAGAAACTTATATTAATACATTAAGATTAGGACAAGATGTTGTTGTGACTGAAATAATTAAAGTAATAAAATTAGCAGATGAAGAAATTTATGATGTTGATGTAACTTTACCTGCAGCTAATGTAATTATAACAGATGAAAAAGTTGCAAAGACGGGAACTGTAATCGTAACAAGTTCAAGAGTAACGGAGTAAAAAGTGTCAGATAGAGCGATTGAATTATTAAATGATCTATTAAAAATATATAATAGAGAATCTGGAGAATATTTAAATCTTGTAGGAGACAGTAGTCTTGTAACTCCTTCGTTTTCTACTGAAGTTAAAATAAATAATATCAATACTGGAGCAATAAGTAATCCATTAGAATATTCAAGAAGGCTTTTTAGTTTCTTGATTAATCAATTAGATTTAAGAAATACAGTAGATAGTTGGTTGGATTATATGGGTGGAGTAATATATAATGTTATAAGATTTTCTGGAGAAAGTGATACAGATTATAGAAACAGGATCTTTACTAATACGACAACAGTAAAATGTTCTCCTATAGGGATAAAAATTCCTTTAGATGATTATGCTGATAATGTACAAATAATAGAAGGAGGAATGGATGGTGCTTTTGCTGATGTTTCATTTGCAGATAGTGATAGAGAATTCAATATACCTGGAGTTTGGGTAGTAAAATCAGCAATAACTATGGAAGAGAATGGAAGTCCGTTTTTTATAATTATAATTATGGAGAATGTAGACCCGGGAGATTATGTGACAATATTAAATTTAATAAATGCTTATAGGGCATGCGGTATTTTATTTACAGTTATAATCGTTTAAAGGAGGGAGAAAGATAGATGAAAGATTTTATATTTTTAAAACATAACGAATTTCAAAGAATTGCTGCTAATAGAACTCTAACTCGAATTGGAGATCTTGCTAGAGATAATTTAAGCTCATTAGTTTCTGGTTTAATATCTGAAGAAAATGCAGTATTTAGAGGTGGAAATTTTGAAAACCCTTCTGGATGGACGTTTGAGTTAGAAGCAAGCGGATTTTTTATTCAGAAAAAAGATACTGAGCAAGTTTATTGTATAGCACAACAAGATAAAAAAGTGATTACAGTAGATGCTGCACATGCAACGCTTGATAGATATGATCTTATTGAAGCAAGATATAGCGTCACAGATGAAAATGCGTCAACAGTAGATATAATAGATCCTTCTACTGGAACGTTGACTCAACAATCTAAAAATATAGATAGAAGGATAGAACTAGAAGTTCAAGTTACAAAAGGAACTGCGGGTGCAGGAGTCGCACCGTCATTAACAGGAGGAGATGCTGCAACGATAACAGGAATTCCAGTAATAACAACAGTTGATTTATCAACAAATTATAATTTAAAATTTGATATAGATGAAAGTGGAAGTCCTGTAACGATAGATTGTAGAGGAGGAACGCCATCGGCAACAACAATAGCAGAAGTTATAGCTCTTATTAATGCAGCAGGATTTGGAGTAATAGCAACAAATGATGGATCAGATCACTTAGTTATAACGTCAACAACGGTTGGCGGCGATTCACATGTAACGTTCTACCCCTCAACAGCTGACGATGCATTGAATGATCTATTGGGATTAACGATAATACCCAACTACGAATACGATTACGTAGGAGGCGTCGCTTTCTTTAAATTAGGAGAAATAAGAACACAAGGAGGTTCTGCAAATTTAGTTTCAGCTGATTTAAGAGATGTAGACGATAGAGGAAGTTGGACCGCTGATGTAAACAACATAATAAGACTTGAAGATCTAAGAACATTTCAATTAAATGCTGGAAATTTAAGATTAACAGCGCAAGCGGTTGATGTAGGTGCTTCAGTTAAAGATCCTGTATATTATAATAATAGTACTGGTAAATGGGAAAACGCGTCATTTGCAAATCCTCCAAGTGCAATGTATACAGATTCAAGCTCAAATGAAGTGACATTAAGAGGATGGAAGTCGGGACTTTCTGGTTTTATTGCTAATACATGGTATTATATGGATAGTTCTGGAAATTTAACAACAAGTAGAACAAAAATTCAAATTGGATATGCTGCATCTACAACAGATTTTATTGTTGATATACAAATAGATAATGAAGATGATGCAATATATTTCGGATATTTTTACAGTTAAAAGGAGGTAAGAAATGTCAGTTGAAGCAAAAGTTTATCAATTAGATTCAACGACTCCTGGTGCTGGAGTTGATGAAGATGTATTTCAAGTTGGAGCAAATAAGGAATTTCAGTTTAAGTTAATAATTTCTAATAGGTCGACTACTCCAGCAATGGTACGGATTTATTTGAGTACGGCTGGAAAAGCAGGATTATTAGCTAAAGAGAATATTGCGTATGATGTTCAAATAGATCAGGATAATCCGAAAACTTATGAAGATCTTATTTTAAATTCAACAATAAGCTATTTGACAGTAAGAGCTTCAACAGTAAATGTTTCGTTTAATGCTGTTGGATTAGAAAGAGATGTATAGGAGGAAATAAAATGAAAGAATGGTTAAGTCCAGGAAAATCAAAATCAATATATTTTACAACTAGTGGCAATTTTATTGTACCAGCAGGTGTATCGCTAGTATGGGTTACTATATGGGGGGGTGGCGGCGGTGGTGCAGATAATGATGTGTCCGCAGAAGGAGGAGGCTCAGGGATGGCGATTGTCAGAGAATCAGTAACAGTAACTCCAGGAGAAACTATAGCTGTTGTAGTTGGTGCAGGCGGTGCTGGTAGCTCTTCTGGTGGGCCGAGTGCAGGTAATGATAGTACTTTTGGTTCCTATATAACTGCTGATGGAGCGCAGGCTGGTGGTATTGGTGGCGGAAGATTAGGTGGTGCGCTTGACACTGAAGGAGACAATATTAATAATATAGTATTTGGTTCTGGTGGTGGTTCTGAAGGAAATGATGGTGCTGGGATGCATTTATATAATGGTGGCGCCCTTACTGTCAATTCTGGTGGTGGTGCTGCTGGATTTAATGGTGACGGGGCTGATGGCAGTGAAACTTCACCCGCAAATGATGCTGATGCTAATAGTGGAGCTGGCGGTGGTGGTGTGAACCAAAATGCTGCTGGTGGCGATGGTGGTTCTGGTGGATGTATTATAGAATTTATAAGATAAGGAGAAAATTATGATAATAGCTTTAATAAATAATGGAATTGTTGAAAATGTAATTATATCAGATTCTTTAGAATTTGCTGAAAGTCTTGGTTATGATAATATTGTGGATATAACTAATGAAGATCCACAACCAAGTAAAAGATGGACGTATGACGGTCAGAATTTTACTTCACCCGAAAATGAAGTTTTAATTAACAAACCATTGACAAAATGGGCGTTTAGAAAATTATTCACTATTATTGAAAGAGCCTCAATTATAACAAAATCAAAAACGGATGATATCGCAGAAACTATAATTCAAGATTTCAATTCAGTTCTTGAAGTAGATTTAAGTGATGCAGACGTTGAAGGTTCTTTAGATTATCTTATTTCTGTTGGCGTTTTGATTGCTAAAAGGAAATTACAGATTTTAGCAAAAGAAAATCCAAACACATTTATAACAAATTATTCAACTAATAAATTAACATTAGATAATATTATAGCAGAAAATACAAAAGTAGAAGTATTTAGCGATGATACTCTTCCTGCTGGGTTGAGTGAAGATACTGACTATTATATTATAAATGTTTCTGAAAATGAATGTAAGTTAAGCACTTCACAAGGTGGCAGTGCTGTTTCTATTAGTGATAATGGAGCTGGGAACCATTATATAAGAATAAATGAATAATACAATTTATATCTTGGAGTAAAACAATGAGTAATGGTAATAAAATTGATGGAAAAGATGTTGGTAATGCTATTGATTATGTTTTAAAAGCTAACTTTGAAGATGTCCGGAAAAAACAGAAAGAGCATGAAGATAAAATTGATGCAATCAACAGCACACTTAATCGACATGATACTGCCATTAAACTAAATAGACAGTCAATTGATAATATGAAAGAAACAATTAAAGGCTATTTTACTGTTGCTGTTATTATATTGTCTGCAATAACTTTAATTGTTAATATTGTTATAGCAATGGTAAACAAATAGTAGGGAGGGTTTATTATGAAAATATCATTTAGTAATTTATGGGACGATTACAAATTAAAAGTATTATACAATTTTATCAATATTAGATTAAAGTGGCTGTATCGTATTGAGCTTATAATATGTTTATTTGGTGTCAACTTTATTTCTTTTAGTTATTTTGTTGAAAAGAAAAAAGACAAAAAATCAACTAAGAAGATAAATTTTTCTATTTTAAATTTTATGTTAACATTAGTTTTTTAATGAGGCATACATATGAAAAAAATAGAAGCACCACAAGATAAAATATTTGGTAAAAGAAAATGGATATATGGGTTTGTTTTTGCTTTTCTTGAATTGTTACTTTTATTTTATATTATTTTACGATTTAAAACTGAGTCAGTGAAAATTGTTGGAAAATGGTATGTTTATTTAAATGCAATAGTTCTTATTGCATATCCATTTCATAATGTTTTAAATAAATTTTTTGTAGATAAAATTTCAAAATGGTTACATAAAGATGATTAAAATTTCTAAGAAAGATAAGAAAAATATTGAACGAGAAATTACACGACAAATTAAAGAAGATGGTAAAGTTGTTGAACTTTTAAAAAACAATAAAAAAGCTTTTAAAAAAGCAGGGATGAAAATAAAAGCAACGACATGGATTGATCCAATAACTAATGAAAAAAAATTTGGTGGATGTGTAGAAATTTTTGAAACAGATACTGACATTAAAATTCTTGATGGTATAAATATTGATGTAGGTGTTAATAATGACTTTGATGTTATGTTAGGAATATCAAAAGATTTTAAAGTTTCAGGAGATAAAGAGTTTTCGTTAGGTGGTTATATAGATGTAATTGATACTGGAAAACAATTATATAAAAAGATATTTAAAGATTCAAATGAAAAAGTAAATATAAAAGTTAAGGTAGGATTAAGCAAAGTTTTTTAGGAGGATTTTATGAACAAATTTGAAGCAGCAAAAATTATTGAAAAACATTCAAAAGAAGGAGATGTTATTAATATTTCAAATCATCCTGCTTTCTGGAAGCTACATATAGTAATCGCAGGATGGGGAATAAGACGTGCTCAAAAAAAATTATTTAAAGATGCAAAAATAACATTATCAAATGGTTTTAAATTTACACCTAATGATGATACTCATTCTATGGTTAAATTTAAAAAAGAGACTATAGTGAAATGCATATTGAATAATGTTAAAGTTTCTGATAAAGATAAAGATAAAGTAATACAAATATTTTCAAAAGAAAAATACGCGAAGACTTTTTCTGTAGAGCCTCCAAAAGCATTATATATCCCTACAGAAGAATACGCTTTAGATGATATAACTATTTACAGATATAAAAATAAAGAACTCGACGAAAATGATATTGAAAGAATACTTTTAGCAACACTTCCTATTTTATTAACTGATTATGATTATGGCCAGCTTATGAATATTCTTGTAAATCAGACGCTTGGATATCCTTATGATGAAAAAGTAAAATGGTTCGATTTAGGATCTAAAAGAAAAGTATGTTCAGTAGGAGTTGCAGTTGTTTATCAAAAATGGAGAAAAGATATAGAACAAATTCAAGAATTTCCAAGATTATTTTCTAAATTAAATAAAAAAAGATGGGACAAAGAATTCATTAAGAAATTCGAAAAAGATGGGAGTAGATGGAATGTTGAAAACACATATCCGTGTATGTTTGGACTTACGAAAACTCATTTTAATAATGAATTCGAATTAATTCTTAAAATGAATAAAGGTAAAATTCAATATTTGAAAAGTTAGAAAGGAGGATCTTATGGATAAGAAAGAAGGATATAAAAAGTATAAGAATCAAATTGAACTTATGTCAGAAAGATGGAATATGTCACAAGAATTAATATGTGCATTTTGTTATCAAGAGAGTAGATTTGAAGAAAAAGCAAAAAGATATGAGCCTGCATTCTATAAAAAATATGTTGAAAAATTTAATATTCCTCAAGAAGAGAAAACATGGAGAGCAACAAGTTGGGGATTAATGCAACTGATGGGACAAACAGCTCGTGAAATTGGATATAGAGGATATAGAGACGATTTAGTAGATCCAATAATAAATCTTTATTATTGCTGTAAATTTTTTATTAAACTATTAAACAGATATAAAGGAAGCGAAACAGATGCAATTGCAGCTTATAATCAAGGAAACAATAGATTTAAAGATCTGGATAAAGATGGTATTAAAGACGAAAATGAAGTTTATAATAATCAAAAATATGTTGATAATGTTTTAAAATATGAAAAAGAATTCAATAAAATAATAAATGAAAACAATATAATAAAAGAAGATTCAGTGTATGTTGTGAAATCTGGAGACACGTTAACTAAAATTGCTAATTCATTAGGAACGACAACGATGGAATTATCTAAATTGAATGGTATAAAAAATCCCGATTTTATATATATAGGACAAAAAATAAGAATAAAATAACACTCTACTCTTTCATAGTTTCATCCTTTAAGAAGGCGTCTTTTGCTTAATTGCAAGGACGTCTTCTTTTTTAAAAAAATTTTTTGTTTATAAACTAAAATATGTGTATATAATTTATATAAATGAACTAAAAAGGAGGGAGTATGGAAACTCATTATATTGAAAAGCCCGAAAGCGATATAAAGAAACTCTATCCGTTTATGTTTCCAAAAAAATTGAAAATGCAAGCAAGAGTAATATGTGCTAAAAGAGATATTACATTAGCTAAGTTTGTAAGAGAATCTATTGAAAAAAATATTAAAAATTACAATAAAATATTTATAGAAAAGTAAGGGAAATATGGTTCAAATTAATGATTTTTTGATAGAAAAAAGTATAAAAGTGATAGGAACTACTGCATTTTCTATCTTCTGTTATATTAAATCTAAATCAAAAGGAAAATTCAAAATGTTTCGGTTAAGAAACTTTACCGAAACCTTAAACGTATCTAAGCCTGTTGTTATAGAATATCTAAAAAAGCTTAAAAAAAGTCAATTTATTGATATAAAAATAGTTATAGAAAATGGAAAAAAATCTCTTTACGTAAAAAATAACAAGATAGGTAAAGAAACTTTACCATCGTATAATAATATATATATTAAACTATATATAAATAATAAAGATACTAATAACTTATATAAATATTCTAAGTATAAAGATATATATTATAATATTATTAAGAGAGCTCTTGATTATCAGAGATATAATAATAAATATTATAGAAGTAGAAAATTTAAGTTTGGAAAAAGAGAAATTATGCATGTAAAAACACTTTTGAAGAATGTAGATTCTATTGAAGATTATTTAGACTGGTGGTTGAAGAATAAATCAAATAAAATTTCAGGATTGAATATTGGAATAATAGCTTGCATTCCTATTATAGAAGAGTACAAGATAAAAAATAAAAGAAATATATCAAAAAGTAAAGATAGTTCTAAATCAAAAGAAAGACTTTTGAAAATGAAAAAAGAAATGCTTATTGAATTGTTTAGAAATATTGAAGATGCTAAAAAAAATAAAAGAGAATATAAATTTTCAGATTCAGATAAAGAGTTTATAGATAAATCTATTGATGAAGGTTTAATAATTTCGCAAAATAAAGATATGAGGTTGAATTTCTAATGGAATACGAATATAACAATAAAGATTTGAGATTTCTATTATGGCTTAAGAAAAATATTGTAGAGTCTCATAAAAAGTGTAAAGGAGTAGGATACGATTTTATAAATGGAAAAGTAGAATGTTGCGATTGTATGAAAATATTTAATTATCTTAAAGAACTTTACAAATCAAATATTCCAGCTGATTATTGGGATCTTGATTTGAAATCTCTTAAGGTAGATATCACATATAAAAAAATAATTGAAGAGTTCGTATTAAATATAGATAATGCAGTTTTAAATGGTCTAGGATTAATTTTAATGGGAGAACAAAGAGGTATAGGGAAAACTTCGTTAGCATGTGAAGTTGCAAAATCAGCAGTAATAAAAAGATATTCTGTCTACTATCAAATAGCGCAAAGTATAGTAGACGATAAATTTAGTGAAGATAAAAATATTATTCAAAGAATAAAAAATTCTGATATGATAATAATTGACGAATTAGATAAAGTCGTTATGAGAGAAAATAGCAATATACCCAAGCAAATAGAAAATCTTTTAAGAGAACTTCTTCCAAACAAAAAGTCTATTGTTATGGCGACAAATATGTCTGGAGAAGAAGAGCTTGAAGAAAAATTTAAAATTCTATCATTGATAAAAAGATATATAAAAATAGTTCCAATGACAGGTACAGATTACAGTGATAATTTACAAGAAAAGTGGATGGATAGACTTAAAAGAGACAAATCGAATTATTTTTCAGAAAACATATTAAGAAATGCTTCAATTTTTCATGAAAAAACAATTATTGCTAATGAAAAAGAATTCGATCAATTATTTTAGGAGGCTTGACGATGGACGATGCTTTTGAAGCTGAAATTGACAATACAATTGAAAAAAAATTTAGGGATTTAAAGTTAGAAATACAAGTAATATCGTATGCATTAAGAAAAGACTATAATATCGTTTTTTCTTTTACAAAAGAATATTTTACAATAGAGCCTTTCAAAGTAATTTTTGAAATAATAAAAAAAAATAGAATGACTTTTTCTAAAGATATAATTTATAAGTTTATTAAAAATGTTGTCGATGAGAATAGAAGAGATATTTACAAGACATATATAATAAAAATATATGATGAAGATATATCTCAAGTAAATAGACATTCAGTCGAAGTTTTAATAAGTAAATTAAAAGAGCTTCAAGAAGCAAGAAATATTATAAATGGAGTGAGAAAAGTAATTACAGATATAGATAAATTTTCAGTAGAAAAAGCAAAAAGGATATTACATCGAAGTATATATAGTGATTATTCTAAAAATACTAGATATTCAGGAGATTTTTTAGAAGATTTTGAAGAAAGAAAGCAATTGATAGTTGATAGAAAAGAAAATCCTAAAATGCTGGTCGGAGTTCCAACAGGAATAAAAGAATTTGATGAGCTATCTGGTGGCATTATGAGAGGAGAATTCGGAGTTGTTATTGCAGCTACGGGTATGGGAAAGTCTGTTGCGTTAGGTAATTTTGCGACGAATGCTTGGCTTAGAGGATATAATGTTTTAATAGTATCTTTAGAAATGACAAAGCATCAGATACAATTTAGAATAGATAGTAGAATTTCTAAAATAATGCATACGAAATTTAGAAAAGCTACTTTAGATGAAAAAGATTTGAAAATATGGGATATAAAAGTAAAGAGACTAAGAGAGAAAAGAAAGAATTTTTTAGAAGTTTTATGTTTATCTAGAGGATGTTGCGCTTTAGAAATAGAAGAAGAGTCTATGAAATTACAATCTAGAAAAAATGCACAGATAGATCTTATAATTGTCGATTATCTTAATCTTATGAGCTCGAACGAAAGTGGAAGAGATAAGAGAGACTGGAAGCAACAAGGAGAAATAGCATGGGATTTGAAAAATTTATCTATGGAATTTAACGGAATTGGGATACCTATATGGACTGCGAATCAAATAACAGATGAAGGATCTTCTGCAAAAAAATTAGAAACAAAACATCTTAAATACTCTAGAGTTATTTCAGAAGTTTCACCCGTTATCGTAGCATTACATCAATCAATAGATGATTCTCTTCAAGATATAATGAAATTATGGATATTGAAATGTAGAGATTTTGAAAAAATAAAAAGACCTATAATATTGCATCCTAAATTTAATATAATGATGCTAAATCAAGAGACAATCAATATAGCTAAAAATGAATTTATGAATAAATAAGCAGTTAACTTTTTGCTTCTTTTCGAGTATTATAACAATAAAGGAGAAAAAAAAGTATGGAAAAAATTGAAAATGTTATGAAAACAAAGAATGGAGAGACTGTTGCAATTTATCGCAATGGCAAGATCTATGTAAAAGCTAGAAAGTTTTTTAAAGTAAGAGAAACTTTAATTAATACTTTTAATTGTAGAAATTTCATACTTTGTAAATAATCCTTTTAAATTTTTTATGGAGGTTAAAATTATGAAAGAGTTAACTGCAAATGAAGTACTAAAGAAAATCAACTTTCCAGTAGAGCTTCAAGATGTGTTTCTTGCTGATGGGAGAAAGATCGACAATCATAAAACTGTTATTCGGAAAGATATCAATAAACCTTTAAGCATAGTGACTGACAGATACAATCTTTTAGACAATAAAAGATGTTTTTCAGTTCCGCTTGAAGTTATTACTTCTTCGAAGAATAACTATCTTATCAATCGTTACAGTCTCAATAAAGAAGGAGAGACAACTGTTGTTGATTGTCTTTCTAAAGATGATTACAAAATACCCGGAAATAAGAAAGATGAAGTTTACAAGAAAAGAGTTGTCTTTGTTAATTCTTACAATCGTAGATCATCTTTAAAAATGCTTTTTGGAGCTTGGAGACTTATATGCGAGAATGGAGCAGGTGTTTTTATGGAAAGCGTCGAGATGTTTAGAATCGTACATGCAGGAAACAGAGAGCCTAAGATCGTTAAAGATATGATAATGAAAAGCTTACTTAAATATGACGTTGTATTCAAGCAACATCTTGATGTTCTTTCAAATTTATCTAATGAAAGAGTTAACGAAAAAGAATTAGTAAGTATTTTTGAGAGAATGAAATTTGGAAAAAGAGTATCTAAAAATATTAGCGATATTCTTTCTACAGACTATTCGCTTACTCTCTTGGGAATTTATGGAGCTGTAACTCAGTATTTAAGAAATAGAGAGATATCGGCAGGTATAATATATCCCTCTATATTAGCTGATTCTTTGAAAATTCTAAATGTTCTTGTAAAATCAAAAAAGATCAGAAGATAAGTTAAAGGGAAGGCGCTTCTCAAAGCGCCTTTTTTTGTTTATGAAATTAAAAATAGGAGTAAAATTAGAAATTTTTTATAGGAAGCAAAAAGAGTTGGGTATATTAATGGGAGTAGGAGTATATAAAGATTTTAAAGTATTAATTAATAAATCGTTTTTGATTGAAATAAATAAAAAAGATATAATTAAAATGATTGATAAAAATGAATCTATTTAAAAATGTTAAATATGATATAAATATTTATGGTACCATGAATGCAAAGTTTCCAACAAAATGGATTGAAAATTTATATAAAAAAGTAAATGGAGATTTAAGAATTCATTTAAAAGATGTTTTAGACGATTCAAGAAGAATATCTATTTTTAAAAAAGATTTTGTTTATTTAAATAAATTTCAAGTTGATTGGATTATAGAATGTATAAAAGAATACAATAAGACAGGAATTTGGAGAGATTGTTCGAAAAGTTTATAAAAAAAAAAAAAATTTTTGTTTACTTTAAAATTTAAAAGGTTAGTATATTATTATGTATAATGGGAAAGAAAAATATAATGAAATAATTAGCGAAATTGATATCGAGAAAGAGCTTGCCGATAGAAATATAAGAGGTAAAATAACTTCTAATAATTTAATGATATTGTGTCCGTTTCATAATGAAAAAAATGCTTCATTTGGAATTTCTGTAGATGGTGATAAGAAGGGAGTATATCAGTGTTTTTCGTGTGGTGAATCTGGTAATTTTTTTCATTTAATAAGTTATTTGGATGATATAACTTTTGAGGAAGCAATAAGTTCTTACGAAAAAGACAGCATTAATGTTGCAGAGATTAAAAAATTGAAAGATTTGTTTGTAAATAAATTAAATAAAACTATGTTAAAGCAAAAAATGAAAATTATAAATTTAAGATTTTTAGAAAGATTCAAAAAACCTTATGGAAAGTTTTTAGATTATATTATAGAAGAGAGAAAATTAAATAAAAAAACAATAGAAAAATTTAATATATTATGTTGCGATACAAATTACGATGATTTAAAATGGAAAAACAGAGTAATAATCCCCTGGTACGACTTGAAAGGAAGATTAATAACAATAGATGCTAGAAAAATATACGAAAAAGATAAGATATATAAAATAAGAAAAATAAAAAATAGTGATTCAAATAAAGTTCTATTTGGCTTAAATTTTATAGAAAGAAATTCTACAATCATTATTGTAGAAGGTAGCTTTGATGCAATGTATCTTCAACAGAATAATATTTCAGCAGTTGCTTTGGGGACTTCAAGTATAAGTGATTATCAAATAAAATTGCTTTTAAAACATACAAATAATATTGTGTTATCTTTCGACGGAGATATTCCATATTATAGAGAAAGAAATATGACAAGTATAAAAAAATATAAAGACATTTTATCAAATTTATTTAATGTTGAGATAGTAAAACTTAAGAATAATAGAGATCCAAACGATTTGTCTTCAGAAGAAATAGATAAGATTTATTGTAATTTTAAAAGAAATTAAAATATATCAGGAGAAAATGGGATGATTGATTTCGATGATATAATAAATTCAATTAAAAAAAACGTAGAATATTATAGTTATTATGTTTCGAGGAATTCTAAAATAGAATATCACGACGCAAAACAAGAAATACTTTTAAGGTTATTTATTTCTAAAGATAAATATAATGAAAAATTAAGTTGCAAGAAAACATATTTTATAACTGTAGCGAAAAAAGAAGCTATGCATATTTTAAAAAATTCTAGAAATAATAAGAATAGTTTTTACAATGATACTATTTCATATAACGAATATACTTTTGATGAAAATAATAATAAAAGAGAAAAATTATATTTTATAAAAGAGACTAGAGAAATTTACGATTACGTTAATCGTGTAGAATTATCAGATATTTTCGATAGAATAGAGAATTTATTGGATAAAAATGCAAAAAAGATATTCGAATTAATGAGACAAAATAATTTTGATTTAGACGATATTGCAAAGTTTTTGAATACAACAAAACAAAATATATGTAATATCGTAAGAAGAAAAATAAGACCCATATTAAAAAAAATGTTAATAAAATAAATATATTGTATATAATTAATATATGAAAAGAATAAGTTTTGACGAGTTATGGATGACGATAGTGAAAGTTCTTGAAAATAGAAGTACTTGTTTGAGAAGAAAAGTGGGAGCTGTGTTAGTTAAAGATAATATTTTATTATCAACGGGGTGGAATGGGGCCCCAAGAGATATGAATCACTGTGAAATTTGTATACGAAATAGAGATAAAATACAATCGGGAACTAGATTTGAATATTGTCGAGGTGTACATTCAGAACAAAACGCGTTATTGCAGTGTATTTTGAAGCAAACAAATTGCGAAGGAGCAACATTATATTGCTCAACATCTCCTTGCGTGACGTGCGCAAAACTATTAATTCAAATGAAGATAAATAGCGTAATATTTTTAGAGATATACGATGACGATCTTGCTTTTGAGATGTTAGATGAAGCGGGGATAAAATATAGAATGTATTTGAGAGAAATTAATCTTTTGAGGTGATAGAGATGATTGAAACATTAATATTAATTTCGGGAGGACTTTTATTGATATGCGTTTTTCTTATATCAATAATAATACTCTTGAAAAAGAAAGAAAATGTATTAGCTTATGATTATGTAGATCTATTATTAAAACAAGGTAGAAAGAAACAAGATAACAACAATGAAATTAATCCCAACAATGAATGCTCTCATCTATATGAAGATATAGAAATACCAAAAGATTTGTCGAATCCTTTAAAAGAGATATGGGACAAGCAAACTCTTTTTCAAAGTAAATATGCGAACTTTAATGAGGAGATGAGTTTAAAAAATAGAATAAATTTTATAGATAAGAACTGGAGAAATCTTTGTATAGAGTATGGAGAGCTTATGCAAAGACTTCCTTATAAAGAATGGAAGAGATACAAAAATATAGATTTCAATTTGTCAAAAAAATATATGCTTGAAATTTTTTACGAATATGCAGACATGGCTCATTTTTTTGTTACAATAGGAATTTATTTGGGAATAGATTGGAAGACATTTTATAATTTATATATTACGAAAAATAAAGAAAATTTTAATAGACAAAAAAGAAAAGAATACAAAGGAGAATAGAAATTTGAACTATATTTTAGGATCTGGAATAACGAGTTTAATTTTAAAAGTATATTTAAAAAATTATAAAATAATCGGTAATAAATTAGGTGGGCAACTTTCAAGTTGCTTTCAGTTAGGGCCTAGAATATTAAAAAAAACTCAATATACAGAAGATTTTTTTAAAAGAATCAATTATTATCCAGAATTGAAGACATATAAAATAGGATATTATTATGCAGATAAAATACATTCTATGTGTGATATTGAAAATCGATGTAGATATTTCACTAAGACTAGAGGTACGTGTTTGCTTTTAAGCGAATCGTCTATGAATGATGGTTTGAATGTTATGAATGGATATGATTTAGATGACTTGATGTTGATAAAAATAATAGAATCTATAGATAAAAAAGATTTGATTGAAGAAAATATTATATCGATAGATATTAAGAAATCTAGAATATTTACTTATAATAACATATATAAATATAACAAAATTATAAATACTATTCCTGTTGAAGATTTAGTATCTTTGTTGAATATATTCTATAGATTAGAAGTGAATTACATATCTGTTATTTTTTTACTTTTAGATAAAAAATATTTTAATATAGATTTAAAAGATTTCGATTTTGTTTATTTTACTGATTATAAGTATGCGTTTCATAGAGTAACTAATTTGAATAGATTCTTATGTATAGAAGTAAGGAAAGATAGAATTTCTGAAATAGATGAAAAAATATTAAAAAAATCTAAAAAGTTTCTTTTTAAAAGAGGGATATTAGTTGACGATAAGAATTATGATAATATAGAAGATATAGAATGTATTGGAAGATACGCTCAAGTTAGTCACAAAATAAGATCTCATAATGTTATACAAAAAGCGTTGGAGATGTCTAATGAATAAACTTTGGAAAATTCAAAAAGAATTCAACGATAAGTTCTTTAAAGATATAAATAAAGATATAAGTTCGTTAACAACAGAAGAAAAAATAAAAGAAACAAAAGAATTTATATTGCATTTATCAAGAGAGATATATGAAATATTAGATCTTATTCCTTTTAAGATGCATAGAAGATATAATAAATTTGAAATTTTAAAATCAGAAATAACTGAAAGTTTAATTGATGCTCAGAAATTTTTATTGGGTTTGTTTCAAATATGGAATGTAAATTATAAAGAATTTGAAGAAGTTTTTATAAGAAAATCTTTTGTAGTTTCACAAAGATACGAACAAGAGAAAAAAATTAAAGAAATATTTAATTACGAAAAAATATGTATTTTAGATATAGATGGAGTATTATCTGATTATCCGAAGTGTTTTATCAAATATATTAATAATAAAATTCATTCGTATTTTGATTCATTGAGTGAAGTAGAAGAAAAATTAAAATTAGAGACATTGTATTCTTTGAAAGATGATTACAGAAAATCAGGATATAAAAGAAATATAAAAGTAAAAGATGGCGCTGTAAGTTTTGTTAATAAGTTAAAAAAAAATGTGTATAATATAATATTATTGACAGCAAGACCTTACCATAAATATAGTAGAATATATCACGACACGATTTATTGGTTGAAGAAAAATAAAATAAAATATGATTTTATATTGTGGGATAGAAAAAAAGATTTAAGCATTTTAAATAATTTCGATTTGAAAAATATAAAGTTTGTTATAGAAGACAATTTGAATAAAGCTAATAAGATATCTAAATTGGGCGTTAAAGTGTATTTATTTAATAGTTCTCAAGATTTAGGAAAAATATACAAAAATGTAATTTTGATAGATAATTTTGATGAGGTAAAAATATGATAGAGAAAATGGGGATTGAAAAATATTGTAGATGTTTTTTTAAACATAACGGAGTCGTTATTGTAGACAATAAGAAAACGATTGAAATAGAAGGACATTTAATTAATAATTTAGATAATAAGGAGTTAAAAAGAAAGTTAAACAGCGTCGAAGCAGAGCCATATTTACATACGTACAGAGAATATAAACAACAAATAGTAGAAGAGCTTAAACGAGATATTAATTCAAGAAGAGTTGTATTAAGTTTTTATAATAAAGAGGGGATTTCAGAAAATCTTAATTGTATGATATGCGCTCAATTATTATTTAGAAATGAAAAATTAAATATTCATGTTTTTTCAAGAAGCTCTGATGTCTATAAATTAAAAGATGATTTAATAACGATGAAATTTATATTGGATGATATCTCAAAACAAATAAAAGTAGATTCTGGAATAATTTGTTTCTACGCAGGGAGTTTTCATGAGTACGTTTGATATAATAATAGTAGAGGGAGCAGACAAAGTTGGGAAGACTACTTTTAAAAAAGAACTAGAAAGAATAACGAATTATAAGTATATTTTCATAGATAGAATGTATTCTTCTGCAGTCGTGTATGAGAAGCTTAAAAAAAGAGGGAATGATATAGAAGCGTATCGAGAAGATTTTAAGAGATTATGTGAACACTTTGATGTTCTATTGATATTTCTTTTTCCAAGAGATATTGGAGATATAGAGAGAAAAATAAAAGAATTAGGAGACGATATTGTAGATGTTAATGAAGTTCTTAATCTGTATATATTATATAGGAATGAATTTAGAAGTATAAAAATGGATAAAGTAAAAAAAGATCTTCCTATAGCGGGTTTAGTAAGTTATATAGTTGATGTTGATGGTAATACTATTGAATTAGCAAGAAAAGCTAAAGAGGATTTCAATTTATGAGTATGTTGAAAAGCGATGTAGTTTCTAAATTTCAAGAGGAAAAGGAAAAAGAATTATCTATAGATGACATTTACGATCTTGTAGAAAAATGCGAAAAGTGTGAGTTAAAAAAATTAAGTGTTAATCGCGAAGTTGTAAGAAGTAATGGAAGATTAAATGCTCCTATTATGATAATAGCTCAAAATCCATCAGAAAGTAGAAAGGGAAATAGATGCTTTGGAGAAGACGATAGTGTTAATAGTAAATATATTCAAGCGATGCTTGAAAAACATAAATTTAATTTAAATGATGTATATATAACTAATTTAGTTAAATGCTCTACTAAAAATAATTTGAGGCCGAATGAAAATATAACAAAAATATGTTCTGAGTATATTAAGGAAGAAATAAATGTTGTTAATCCAAAATTAATTATATGTGCGGGTAGATTTTCTTCTGACTATTTTGGATTATCTTTTTACGAAATAAAGAGAAGTAAAAATAGAATATTCTTTTCGATATATCATCCCTCGTATATCTCTTATGGAAAGTGCAGTAAAGAAGAATATATAAATCAATTAAATCCAATAAAAGATACGCTTAAGAAAATAAGAAATAGAATGTTTGTTCATTTGCATTGCCATGATGAATATTCGATAAGAGATGCTATAGGCAAAATAGAGGATTATGTAGAATTAGCAAAAGAAAGAAATCTTCCTGCTATTTGTATCACAAATCATGGGAATATTGGCGGGTTTATAAGACAATATTTAGCGTGTAAACAGATGAAAATAAAGCCGATTTTCGGATGTGAACTTTATGTTAATAATTATAGAAAAGTTGAAAATAAAAAAGATCTTCCCGTAGAAAAAAGAAAAAATAATCATTTGATCGTATTAGCTAAGAATATAGAAGGGTTTAAGAATATAGTAAAAATTACTTCTGATGCTTGGATAAATGGATTTTACTACAGGCCAAGAACAGATTTCAAATTTTTAGAATCTTGTTCTAAAGGAATAATTGCGACAAGCGGATGTCTTGCGGGTAAGTTAAATAAATTTTTATTAGAAGATAAATGGGATAAAGCAAGAAATTTTGTAGAAAAATATAAACAAATATTTGAAGAATTCTATATAGAATTAATAATGATAGATTTTGATTTAAATATTGAAATAAACGAGAAATTAGTAAAGCTTGCTAAAGAAACTGATACAAAGCTTATTATAACAGGTGATGTTCATTATTTGAAAAAAGAATATTCTAAAATTCATAATATTATGTTATTGATAAGAGATAATTACACATTAAAAGATTTAGAAGATGAGAAGAAAAAAGATAAGATATTTCAGTTTGAAGCTAAAGATTTATACTATAAGACTATAGAAGATGTTTACGATCTTTTTAATAAAAAATATAAATCGAATTTATTTACAAAAGAAGTTTTTATAGAAGCTTTTGATAATGTTTTTGAATTAATAAATAGTATTGAAAATATTGAATTAGATACTTCTTTGAAACTTCCAAAAATAAGTGAAAATAGCGATCAAATATTAAAAAATAAGTTATTAAATGGATTCAAAAAAAGAGGATTTTCAAAAAATAAAAATAAAGATTATTTTGAAAGAATGAAACACGAATACGACGTTATAACGAAATCTGGATTTACAGATTATTTTCTTATAATGGAAGATATTGTCAATTGGGCTAAAAATAATAATATTATTGTCGGGCCAGGAAGAGGATCAGCTGCAGGGTGTTTAATAAGCTATTTATTGAGAATAACAGAAATAGATCCTATTAAATACGGGTTATTGTTTGAACGATTCTATTCAGAGGGACGGAAAGATATTCCAGATATTGATACTGATTTCGAGCCAAGATACAGAGATGATGTAAAAGAGTACATTATAGAAAGATTTGGAGAAAAAAACGTATGTACGATAGGAACGTATGGAATTTTTAAAGCAAGAAGTACTTTATTAGATATTGCAAGGGTATACAGTATTCCGTTGCATGAGACTTTACATTTAACTAAGAATATAATGACAAGTGAATGTGATACTATGACGTTTAAAGAAATTAAAGAAGAATTTCCTGCTGTTGAAAAGTATTTTGAAAATTATCCTGAAGTTATTGATATTTGCGAAGTGATTAGAGGTCAAATACGAAATATGTCTAAACACGCAGCGGGTATGATTATTTCAGATAGAGATTTATCTAACAATATCGCATTGATGAGTAGAGATAAAAAAGTATTTTCAGCTTGGCAAGAAGGTTCTGATTATCATGAACTTTCAGCTTTAGGTTTTATAAAGTTTGATATCTTGGGATTGAATAATTTGTCAGTAATAAAAGATTGTATAGATATAATAAAAGAGAGACACGATATAGAAATAGATATGTATAATATTCCTATGGATGACAAAAAATCATTAAAGCTTGCTGAAGAAGCTGATACTTATGGGATATTTCAATTTGAAAGTAGAATATCTAGAGATTTATTGAAAAGAGTAAAGCCAAATTGTTTTATGGATTTATCTCATACATCTTCGTTGTTAAGACCAGGGCCTTTGAGAGCAGGAGTTTCAGATGAATTTGCAAATAGAAAGAACGATAAAGTGCATTATTCGATACCAAAACAATTAAAAGAAATTCTTGAAGAGACTTATGGTATAATAATCTATCAAGAACAAATAATGTTGATAGCTCAAAAAATAGGTGGATTTGATTTAAAAGAATCTAATTCTTTTAGAAAAGCATTAGTTAAATATGGTAAAGGAGAGAAAGTTGAATCTGAAAGATATGCAAAAGTAAGATCATATAAAAATAAATTCATAAAAAATGCTGTGAAGATTTTATCTAAGAATGAAGCATTAGATTTATGGGAGAAAATGGCTAGCTTCGCTGCTTATGGATTTAACAGATCTCACTCTATAAGTTATGCGATGATAAGTTATATAGAATTTTATTTAAAAGCAAATTATTTTATCGAGTTTGTTACAGCGCTATTGAATAATACTAGTAGAGGAAAAGAGACAAATCAAAAAGATAGAACATTAAAAGTTTATATTAATTATGCAAGAGAAAGAGGAATAAAAGTTATAAATCCAGACGTGAATAAATCTATGGGAGACTTTTCTATAATAGATAATGATATTATAATTTTTGGATTCAATCACATTAAAAATACTGGTAATATATGCAAAGATATAATTGAAGCAAGGCCATATTCTTCTTTAAAAGATTTTTGTAATAAGCTTAAAGGTAGAAAAGTAAATAAAACAAAAGTTGAATCTTTAATATATTCAGGAGCTTTTGATAATTTTGGAAATAGAAACGAATTGATAAAAGAATATAATACAGAAATAAATGTAAATAAAAAATATGAACATATTGATTTGAATAAATTAGATCTTATTCAAAAAGAGACTGATATGATGAATATTTGTTTATCAGATAGTATATTCCCAGATAATATTAAGAAAATTATAGATAATTCTAAGAACTTTTTTATTCCAAGCTATTTTAATAAAAAAGGATTAGAAGAAGGAAGTGTTGCGGGTATGTTAAACAAAATAGTTACATCAAGAATAAAATCTGGAAAGAGAATTGGTGAAAAATATTATAGGCTTGTAATATCAGACGATACAGATTCTATAAGAATAAATGTATTTAATAATAGTGATGTTTTATATGTTAGTAAATATTTAAAAGAAAGTATGTTTGTAGCAATTTCTAGCATTTCTTTACACGTTCAGTCGGGAAGCTATAATATAAGTGATAGTTTGAATAGTTGCTTGAAAGTTTTGGAAATTTAAATATTTAGTTTATAAATTGAATTTTTGGTATATATTTATTTAAAAATAAAGAGGAATTTATGGAAAATGAAAAAATCAATAATTTAAGAAGAATAATGGGTACTCTACCCGAAGAAGAATCTAAATTTGAAACCCCTTTTTATATGGGAGTAAAAGACATAGAAGTAAAAATGATAGATTGGCCTTCTAATATATATAAGCCTCTTGTGACTCTTGCAACTAGTTGTTGGGGAAATAAGATAGATAAATGGGAAGATTTAGGGATAAAAGGAAGATTTTTTGTTGTAAAAGCTGTTCTTGAGAGAGTAGCATTACCTTTAGCTTATGAAAGCGTTTCTTTTACTTTTGCTGTAGAGAATGTAAGTAGATGGTGTTTTGATCAAATAGCAAGAGCAAGAATAGGAGCTGTTTTCAGTTCTATGGGAACTCGAGATAATTATCATGCGAATATGGGATTTAGGATTGCAGATGAAATATATCAAGATAAAAATCTTTTAAATGATTACATGAAGCTCGCTATTAAATGTAAGAAAATGTATAAAAGGATAGTTGAGAAAGGAAAAGGAAGTTGGCAAACTGCAAGAGATATAATACCGATAAGTAATATTCACAGATTTAGTATGTCTATGAATCTTGCAGCTCTTATGAATTTTTGTTCTAATAGAATGAAATTTTGCGAAGCTAGTCAAACTGTTGCTGTTGCTTGGTTGATAAGAGAAGAAATGAAAAAGAAATTTCCATTAATCGCTCATTATTTGAGACCGGGATGTGATTTTTCAAAAAAATGTCAGTATCATAAGAAATATAGTCTTTCTGAAGCGTTTGGATGTTTATTTAAAGAATGCGGAAGAAATGAGTGCGAAGCATCTGATAAATATTCTACATTTAATAATTCGTGTTCAGATAAAAAAACAATAGAGAAGCAGTTAAATGTAAAGATTCCAGATAGCAATTATTGGGATACTATAAACGTAAACGATTTTGTGAAAAAGGGAACTATTGATAGAAAATATTTTGAAGAAGATTGAAAGTTTTTTGTTTATAATTATGAAATCATGTATATAATTAATATAATGATTGAATTTAATATTATTATTGGAGGAAGAATATGAGTAACGAAAAATTTAATCGATCTAAAGTTGCAAGAGAGCTTTTGTCAAAAGGAATGACAGTAGAAGGAGTAATTAAAAAAATGAAAGAGATGGGAGATACAAAGAATGACGGTCAACCCGATTTCACTGTTAATCGAATTTTCAAGAATGAATTTAGCGATGGGAAAAGTAAAGTAAAGAAAACAAAAGAAGACAAAAAAGTAAAAGAAAAGAAGAACGTAGAGAAAAAGAAAGAGAGCAATGATGCTTCAAAAAAAGAAGATAATAAAGTAGAAGAAAAAAAGGACGTCAAAAAAGACAAAGAAGAAGACTTCGATGTCGATTTAGACGAGTTTTAATTATGAAATCAGAATTAGGACAAAATAAGAAAACTGAAAAATACGATAAGATGCTTAAATCTGTGTTACCTAAAGAATTTAATGTTCTTGAATTAGTTATTCATGGTAAGAAAGTAATAGCAGACATGAAAGAGCTTATGGAAATTATTAATACTGAAAATAAGCAAGAAATAATATCTGCTATGAATAAAGCTTCTACTCATTATTTCTATTTTTCTAGAATATGTGTAGATTTAGAGGACAGATTAAATGCGTTGCAAGAATCTTTTGATATCTGGATGGCTGATAAGAAAACTCTTATTGATGATAAATATGCTAGTAGTGAAAAAGCAAAAGAAAGATTAGTGATCGCAGAGAATAAAAGATTGTATACAGAGAGGATAAAAGAAATAAGAGAAGTTTCTAGAAATTTCAAATATGCTGAAGTTGCAAAAAAAGCTCTTGAAAAAAATATAGGGCTTATACAATCAATAGGAGCGATGGTAAGAGAAAGTCAAAATAAAAATCCAGATTCGGATTTGGGATTAAAGGATGAGTTTTAAAAAGGAGAAAAATTATGAAAGGTAATTTAGAAAGTAAAGATGATGTTAAAAAAGTTAGTAGTGCTATCAACGGTAGTGGATCTAGTTATATCAAGATCGATAAAGGAAAAAACTTTATTAGATTGTTATCTAAAGAATATGTGTGTGAGTTCGTTCATACTCTTGATACGGGTAATAATCAATATAGCTTCATTCCATGTTTAGGTAAAATTCAAGGGAAGGGGTATTCTCCAGATGTTTGTCCGATATGCGGGAAAGCTAAAGAGCATTGGAATAGAATTAAAGAAATCAAAGCAAATCCGGGTTACGATAAAAGCGATAAACTTAAAGTTCAATCTGAATTAGAATTGAAAAAAGGGAAAGGGCTACAAACAAATTTGAGAACAGTTATGATAGCAGTAAAAGGAAAAGCAATTAGAGAAAGAACAAAAGATGGTATAAAAACTATACCTGATTTTGATGGAGAGGCAAAATATCTTTCTATTACGACTTCACAGTGGACAAAGATTACAGAAACAATTTTTGAAGAATATGATTTTATGAAAACTCCAGAAGATCTTTTAAATAGAAATCTATTATTTGAAAAAGAAGAAAAGAAGGGAAGAAAAAGTGGAAAATATACTGAAGTAGAGATAAAACCTTCTAAGACTAAATCTAAGGTTCCTAAAATAACTAATGACATTCCAATTCTTGATGATGTATTTACTTATAAGACTGAAGAAGAGGCTAAAGAGATATTAAACAATTATCTTAAAGCTCATGGAGAGGAAGTAGATGACGATAATGAAAAAATTAAAGATGGAATAGATGAAATAGATATAGAAGATAAAGAGCTTGATGATTTAGAAGACGGTTTAGATGATTCAAATCTTGGAGATGAAGATTTCTAATGGCTAAGAATAAAGAAGAATCAAATAAATCATTTGAAGATATAATCAAAGAGAAATATGGAGCGGGAACTGTATTCAAACTTTCAGATACTGAAGTTGATAAATACAATGTAGAAAATTTCTTCAATACTGGAAGCATGAATTTGAATGAGATAATCTCTGGAGATCATAAATGCGGGATTCCAAAAGGAAGAGTGATAGAGATATACGGACCTGAAGGCGTTGGTAAATCCACGTTGGCACTACATATATCGGCAGAAGCGAACAAAAAAGGATACGAGGTAGCATATCAAGACACTGAACATGGATTGGATATAAATTATGCATTAGAGATAGGCGTAAAACCAGATTTATTTTATTTAGCTCAGCCTGATGTTGGAGAGGATGCATTCGAATTAGCACATGATTTCATTAGAAAAGGGATCAAATTGATAATATTTGATAGTGTTGTTTCAATAGTACCAAGAGCTGAAATAGAAGGGTCTATGGACGACAAACATATGGGAGCTCATGCAAGATTAATGGGACAAGGATTGAGAAAATTAATTCCAGCTTTAGGAAAAAATAAAACAACGGCGATTTTTATAAATCAAGTGAGAATGAATATAGGGAACTATGGGAATCCAGAAGTTACACCCGGAGGAAAAGCTTTAAAATTCTATTCATTCATAAGACTTGAAATAAGAGCTCCCAGATCTGGAAAAATAGTTGGAAAAGGAACTTTAGATTTTATTGATAAAAATATGGAGACGGGAACTGAAGTAAAAATAACAACTAAAAAAAATAAACAATTTATTCCTCAAAGAAATTGTGTGTTGAATATAATATATGGAAAGGGAATTGATAAAGAAGATGATCTAGTAAGATTTTTAGAATCAAGAAAAATACTAAAAATAGAATCAAAAGAATATTTAAGATATCCTATTAACAATAAAGTGAAAATAACAAGAAAATCATTTTTTGATAAACTTAAAGATAAAGAATTCAAAGATGAAGTAAAAGAAAGTATAATAAAAGGCTGTTAAAATTTTTGTGGAGCGATATATAATTATAAAATGAAAGCAATAATCACAGCAGACTGGCATGTTGGAAATATAAGTGATTCTTGGGTAGAAAGCAATGGACTTGAGTTTAAGATCAATGAGACTTTTAAGCAGATAGATACTATTATACGATATACAATAGATAATAATATCGATCGATTATTTATATTGGGAGATATCTTTCATTTTAAAAGGCCAACTCCATTATATTTAAAAATGGTTATTGAAAGGCTTAATAAATTAGAAAAAAACAATATTAAAACGTTTATAGTATTAGGAAATCATTCAGCTAGTAATAGTAGTGAAAGCGCGATTGCTCCTTTAGGAAAAATAGATTATAAAAATATAATTATTATTGAGGATATACGAAGCTGTGAAGATGGCGATTTTATTTATATTTTTATACCTCATTTAACAAAATCTAAAATTAAAGGATCTGAAAATTTATATTTTGAAGAATATGAAAAATATTTTAGTGAATATATAAAGAAAAATATTCAAAAATTATTAATAGAAGAAAAGAAAAATTTTATATTTGGCCATCTTCAATATAAAGGAGCTACAATTGGTAGCGAGAATACAATGTTGCATGGAGGTATAAATTTCTTTCCAGAAATAAAATATAAATATCTAAATAAGATATTTTTTGGACACATTCATAAGCATCAATTTATAGAAGCTAATGGAATAGAAGTAGTGTATCCGGGTAGTATTGTAAGATGCAATTTTAGTGAAAGAGATGAAAAAAAAGGATTTATAGAATTCAATTTAGATAATAATACATGGAAATTTATAGAACTAGATACAATAGAATATAAACAAATAAACATCAATCTTATAGATAAAAACTATGTAGATTTAAATGAAAGTAAGATAAAAAAAGTTGCAAAAAATAAGATTCTTAAAATTGTAATTAATACATCAGAAGAAAATAGAAAGATAGTAAATATTCAAGAAATAGAAAAATCATTTTCTAAATACGGTTTTGTATCTAAAAGTGAAATAAATATCGCTAAAAATGATGTAATTGAAAAAGCTAATGTATTTTTAAATCCATTAGAACATTTTGAAGGATTTGTAAAAAGCAATGTAAAAGATGAGAATAAACAAAAGAAAATATTAAAGTTAGGGTTAGATATTATAAAAGAAGCTAAAGAGACATATGAAGATAAATAAATTAAAATTATATAATTTTCAATCTTATGAGAAAGAAGAGCTAAATGATCTAAATAAAGTTTCAATTACAGGTATTATTGGAAGATATAAAAATAATATTAATAAAAGTAATGGATCTGGAAAGTCTACTCTAATTGATGCGATACTATATGCTCTATATGGTAGAGGAAGATGTTCTACTGAAAATGAATTGATTAGAGACAATGAAAATGAAATGAGCGTATTTTTCGAGTTCAATATAAATAATCAAAACGTATCTATATTAAGAGGAAGAAAGAACGATAAACCATTATTAGAATTAATTATAGATAATAATCAGTTTTCCGAAGGAATAAGAGAGACTCAAGGTAAGATAACAAAATTAGTAGGAATGGATTTTAATTTATTTGTTGCTACTGTTTTCTTTCAACAATTTGAAAATGATAGTTTTACGTCTTCAACTCCAGCAATAAGAAAGGAATATTTAAAGAATATTTTAAGGTTAGATTTCTGGGACGAATGCTACAAGATAACAAAAAATAAGACAAGCGAATTAGACACGGATCTAATGAATGAAAATTCGATGCTTGAAGCTTTAGAGTCAAATTTAGAAAATAAAAATATGGAAAATCTTAAAAGCGATTATGATTCTAAACACGAAGAATATGACGGGTTGAAAAAGAAATACGATAATGATAATAATATGTTATTAAAAAATAAAAGCAATAGAGATAAATTGAATTCAATTTCAGAAGAGATCAAATACTTTGAATCAGAATATATGGATTTAGAAGATAGCTTAAAAGATTATAATTCAAAATTAGAAGATATAAAAAAGAGTATAGAAGTATTACAAAATGAAAATTCATTCCCAATTATAACAGATAAAGATAATTTGAAATTAAAGAAAGAGATAAAATCTTATGAAAATAAGATATCAGATATAGTGTCTCTATCTTCTAATATAGAAGCTAATATGTCTAATATAAAAGAGAATATTAGATTGATCCAGGATGAGCAGGAGTGCCCTACATGTAAACAGAGTATTAACGATGAATATAAAGAATCTTTAATAGATAAAAGTAAAGAAGAATATAATAACTACAAATTAAAATTAGAGAAATCTAAGAATGAAAAAAATAGAATAGAAGACAAGATAAAGAATTTAAAAAATAAATATGATGAGAATGATAATATTTTAAGACAGATAGAATCAGTAAAATCTAAAAAAGAATATTATGAAAAAGATGTTAAAGTATATAAAAAATTAAAAAGTGAAGTTAATGTTAAGTTTGAAAAAATAAAAGCGTCTTTAAATGAAAAAAAAGAAAAATTAAACGATATAAAAAAGGAACTTACAATACAAAATATAAATGAGTTCGAAGAAAATTTAGATTCTAGAAAAAATAAACTAGAAGAATTAAGAGAAGGGATCTCTGAGTTAAAGATAAATATAGAAAATTATGAAAAGTCAATTAAAAAAATTGATGTTGTAAAAAAGAAAATAAAAGAATTAAAAGAAGAATCTAGCTATTATGATGTATTGAAATCAATTTTTAGTAAAAATGGTATTATATCAGACGTAATAAAGACTTCAATATTTGAAATAGAAGAAGAATCGAATAGAATATTAAACGATATCGATAATAGTGGAAAAAGAATAATATTTGAAACAGTAAAAGAAACAAAATCATCAAAGCAAATTTCTGATACTTTAGATATTTATATAGAATCTCAAAACAATACAAGAAAATATGAAAGCTTTAGTGGAGGAGAAAAGACAATAATAAATTTTGCAATAAGAATGGCATTGTCTCATATATTATCTAAAAGAGAAGGTATATTTTTTGATTTAATTGTTTTAGATGAAGTTTTTGCTTCATTAGATAATTATTATAGAAATAAAATAATGAATGTCATTAATTATCTAAAAAATGAATTTAAACAAATATTTGTCATAAGTCACACTGAAATTCAAGATGTGTTTCCAAATCTTATAGAAATAGAGAAGGATGAGATTACACATATAAGTAGAGTGAAAAATATAATATAAGGAGATTAATATGGAGAATATGAAAGTCCAAGTTTTTACAGATTATTCAGTAATGATTTTTGAATTTGATAAGAAAGAAGGAAGCGTGAAAATAGATACTAAAAAGAATATTGTTGAAATAAAAGGAAAAATTATAAAACAAAAAGTATTTGATAGATTTAAAGATAAAATATCAGAGATTGCTGATGGTAGATGAGGCGAGAGATACAAAATGGAGGAATGCTGTTAGCGAATTATATAATTATAAATGTCCGCATTGTGGTAACACAGGTAGTGCACATCATATAATCTCAAGAGGATGCTTGAAAACTAAGTATATTTTAGAAAATGGATTCTATTGTTGTGATAAGTTACATAGAACATTTGAAACAGAAAATGGCCTTGAAAAAAGAAATGAAGCATTACGAATTTATATAGGTATTGAAAAATTTGATAATTTAAATAAAATAAAATCAAGCTTAGCACAAGCTGAAGATTTTGGGTATACAATTATAGAATGAAAGGAACATTAAATAAAAAAATAAAAACTGGATTTGATATTGTAATTATAGATGCTATGAATATGATATATAAATATAATTGGGCATTAAGGAATTTAACTGATAATAAAGGCAATAAAACAGGAATATGTTATGGGATAATTAATTTTATTTATACTTTAAAGAAGAAATATAAAAAACCTAAAATTATGTTTGTTTGGGATACTAAACCTAAAAGAAAAATAGAAGTTGATATAAAATATAAAGCAAATAGAGAACATACATATACTTATGATTTTTTGAATCAAATAAAAGAATTAAGAGAGCTTCTTTCATTGTATAACGTAGATCAATGTTATGCTGATGGATATGAAGCTGATGATGTTGCAGCTCATATTGTAAAAAATAACATAGGTAAAGAAACTTTACTTGTAAGTAACGACAATGATTGGTTTCAATTATTAGAGTATCCCAATGTAAAGATATTAATAGGAAATGAAATGTTTAATCGAAATATGATCGAGGCTAAATATAATATAAATGTAGAAAAACAGTGTATGTTTAAATCTTTTATAGGAGAGAAAAAAGAGAACGTAGATGGTATATCAAGAATACCAAGAAAATTAGTTGAGAATATTGTAGAAATATCTTATAATTTAGACGATGCTTTTGAATTTTGTAAGAAAAATATAAATATTAATAAATGGTATAGTATTATATGTAATAATGAAGATAAGATAAGAATGAATTATGAATTGAAAAAATTAATTAAAGAAGGTTATAAAATACAAGAAATACAGAAAAATGAAGATAAAAAAGAATTATTAAAAAAATTAAAGAATAAAAATATGATATCTTTATATGAGAAAATAAAAAATGAAAAATAAATATAAAAAATATGATAGATATTATATGGGCTTAGATCTTTCTTTACGAAATTCAGGATTGTGTTTGACTAATAATTTAGGATACGCTAATGTTTTAGATAACATAAAAACAGAATCTACGCCTACTATGGCAGGATTTAGATTTACGAGATATAATGATATCGCTATGAAAATAAAGAATATAATAGATGAATACGCTGAAGAAAAAATAGATAATAAAAATAAAAATCTAATAAAAGTAGCAGCAATAGAAAATTATTCTTTAGGTTCTAAAGGAAATACGTTAATGCAATTAATAGAATCCGGGAGTATAGTAAGATGGATGTTATTAAAAAAAGGCATTAAAGTTATTGAAGTTGCTCCAATACAATTAAAAAAATTTATTTTAGGATCTTCTTTTAAAGAGGCGAAAGGAGAAAACTCTAAAATAATAATGTGTAGAGAAGTTTATAAAAAATATAATAGAGAAGTTAATGATCATAATCAAATTGATGCATTAATTTTATCTCAAATAGCTAGATTATATTATATTACAAAAATATCAAAACATGTTAAAGTAAATACTTGGTATAAATATCAAATAGAGGTTGTAGAAAGTATTATAAATAAAGAAAGAGAGCAATTAAATAAATATAATATTCAGGAGGAAGATAATGGTACAAATAATTGACAAAAGAGAAAAGGATATGAGTAAAAAAGAAAAATTAAGGCTTGAAATTATGAGAACAATTGCAGTAGGAAGAGGGTTTAATTTGAGAGACAATTCTAGAGATTATAATTTTTCTATTGAATCTAATTTTTCTAAAGTTGCAGATTTTTTATTAAAACGTTTTAATATTTCTTTTAAAGATGACAATGATGAAACAACATATTGGCCTGAAAAAGAACTTAAATGGCCTGATAAAAAAGAGATAATAAGAACTCCAAACGAAAAACAAACTATGAAAAGTCCATTAAATAAAGAGCTTAACCCTATGGATGGATCTATAGAAGCACAAGAGATAGAAAAATCATTGAGTGTTGATGCTATTGATAACGATAAAGAAGTTAAAACAGAAAAAGATATTAAAAAAGAAGATCAAAAAAAATATATTAATAAAAAAAATAAGAAAGAAGATAATAATTCGGGAGGGGAAAAAATAAATGAAGGAGGAGAAGAAGAGTTCTAGATGTGTCAGGTGTGGTAGGAAGACATATAAGAATAGTTTATATTGCAGTGAATGTTTAAAAAAACATTATTTAAAGAAATATTTAGAAGAATATCGTGATAGAAAAAAGAGACATATAGTTTGTATATCGTGTGGTTCAGTGAGAGAAGTAATGCCATTCGTTGGATTATGTAAAATGTGCTATTTTAATTTGAGGCCATTAAGAGAAGAAGCAAAAAAGGAGGTCATTGATGAATGGACAACAAGATGAAAGTAAATCTTCAAATCGTGATCCCATTCAGTTGTTGAACATGATAAACGCTAAAGAGAAGAGAATATTAAGATTACAAAGTAAAAATACTATGTATTGGATTGCAACAATCGTATTATTTTTTATTTTAGTAATAATGTTCGCTTTCAGAGAAATTTCACATCAAAGAACTTTGGCTAAGACAATTACAGATTTTACTTACGTTAAAGAAGGGTTATCTATAGGAGATACGGGTATAGAAGAAAGAAGAAGAAGATTTGAAAAAATGATGATGCAAGTATTTTATGTTTATAGTCACACTTATAGATATGAAAGAAAACCTAAAGCGATGAATAACACTGAAAAAGTAAGATATTTGAGATTATGTTTCGATGCAGCAACTGCTATCGATATAGGTTTGTATGATGTCCCAACGATCCAACTATTTGAAAGTAATTTTAATCCTAATTGTATAGGATTTTTATTAAATGAAATGGGAATGGGACAATTAACAAAACAAACATTTTATTTAGCTGAATCTATTGCAAGAAAATTACCGGATAATTTAAAAAGAATAATAGGATTTCAACTTTCAAGTGAAGCTGACATGTTAGATCCTATTATAAATACGAAAGCGACTTTTGTTATGTTATGGTGGTATAAAAAACTTTATAGAAATCAAGAAGAATTTTATATTTCATTGTATCATTGGGGAGGATGGTTAGCAAAATACGCTGTGAAAGGATACATACCCGAATATTTCACTTTTGATGGAGAAAGAAGATATGTATTAGAATATTATTTAAAATGGAAAATGTATAAAACTGCTTTTGAAAAAGGTAGTGTTGAAGTTGGGAAACAATATGAAGATCGATATAAAAAGCAAAAAAGAGAAAGAGAAGAAGAGATCATTCAATATAGTGAAATGAGAAGAATGATTAAAAACTTGAAAAGGGAAAATGCAAGAAATAAAATACTTATTTCTGAATTGAAAAGTCAAGCTACGAAATATGATAAACTTATAAAAGAGACTGATACTCAATTAAGAAGTATTTTTATAACAGCAAGAAAACAAAATACGAAAACAAAGATAATAAAAGAATTTAAAAAAGTAAAAGGTGTTGCTAAAGAATTTGTAGATAAAATAGAAAAATCTGAAAAAGAAAGAGGACATTTAAAGTTAATTATTATTATAGTTTTGTTTTGTTTATTTATTTTGTTTTCGATATATATTTATATTAAAGGATTCATAGATCTTTTAAAAAGAATAAAAAAGAGATTTATAAAGAGAATGCAGTGAAAGAGAAAGAGATAATTGATAATTTTATTTTTGAAGCTAATAATAATGCTTTTAAAATAAGAGAAATAACTTTAACTCAAGATGCTTTTATTAGATTTATTTCTATGATAGCTTTTAAATTTGATAAGAATAACAAATTAAATAATATAAAAAAAGTAGAATATTTTTCTCCTTATGGAAAAGTGGTGGTGAAATGGAAGGTATAGGGAAAGAATGTAACAAATGTTGTAGAATAATAACATACAAAGACGTAGAGAAAGGAAATGGGCCCATAAGAATTTTAAATATGCCCGGATTTTTTCATAAAAAATGTAAAGCAGAGTTTGATATAGATATTGTTTCTACAAGCGAATATAAAGGAGATTTAAATCCAAATAATTTATAAGGAGAAAAATATGAAAGTATTAAAGAATATTATATGTATTTTAAAGAAAACATGTATAATAAAAGAGACGAAAAAAATATTTTTGATTCCTACTATTGTCCTTATTTTTAGTAAAAGAAAACCTAAAAAAGGAGATCTTGTTGTAATGGGTCAGAAAAAAATACATTTTCTGAACATTGTAATATTATTTCTTAAAAGAGCTATAATTTTCAAAAAGATTAGAATAAAATAATGACTAAAATAGGTAATATAAACAATATTGATGATGATGAGTTGATTACGTGTGTAAACTGTAAATATAGAGATATTGCAAAAGTATGGAAAAATAACAAAGGAAGATGTATTTCTTGTAAAAGTAGAGCATTTGTTTTAACAAATACTATTAGAAAAAGTAAAAAAAGATAAATATAAAATTGAAGCTACACAAAAAAAAAGGAGGAGAAATGAGAAAAATTTTAGTTTTATTTATAATCATGATTTTATTCATTATTGGATGTTCTAAAGAAAAACAAAGTCTGTCAAAAATAAATAATGAAATAAAAGATATGATTGAAATAGATCCAGTTAGAGGTATATGCAATTTGAAAAGCAAACCTTCGTTTTCTGAAGAATCTAAGAATTTGATTTATGTCTTTTCAGGTACGAAATATGATGTTATTTCTACAAAACCATCATATATTCAAGTTATTGTTGTAGATAAACAATCGAAAAAAGAAATGGCTGGGTGGCTGTATATAGGAACTGTTAATGATAAAATGACTGAAGTTATTGGAAAAGGCGCGACATTAAGAAAATCAGCTAAAAAATCTTCGGATAATGTGATAGGATTTGTATGGCCAGGAAGTAAGATAAAAACTATAACAGATAAAAATGTAGCTTGGTATAAGATAAAAGCAAAAGGATATGAAGGCTGGGTAAGTAAACGTTACATAAAAAAATAAAATAAATTGTGTAGCTTCAATTTATTTAATAAAAATTAAAGGAGAGAAACTATGAGTTTAAAAGGAAGATATGAAGAAATGAAAAAACAGAGCGAACAGAACACTATATCAAAAGAGAAAGAGAAAGAATTAAATGAATTGTTTGGGAGCAAAATAATAACAGCTTTCTTTTTAAAGTTATTTATGATTATTTTTCTTAGTTCAATCATGATAAAAAGAGAAGAAGGAATAGAAAGTATAAAAGATGCTATAAGCTCTATATTTGAAAAAGATAGTGTAAAATTAAAAAATAAAAATAAAAAAATGGATATCATTATAGATGAGATAGCTTTGTCTTTTTTAATATCTCTTAGTATTTCTAAAGATCCAGTAAAATGTTTAGATGATTTTGCTATATTTATGAAAATGAAATTTGACAATGATTTAAAAATAGGTTGAAAATGAAAAAGAAATTAACAAAATTAGAATCGATTGATAAGTTAATAAAAGAAGCTAAATTATTCTTTGAGAATTATACAGAGAAAGATGATAGAGAGTTATTAATTGTAAAAAAACAAAGGGTCGAATTATTTTTATGCACTTTGAGATATTTAATAGATGGTAAGTTAGATAACGGTATTTATAAAAAATCTTCAGAAATTTGGGATGAAGAGATAAATAATATAAGAAGGAGAAAGTGATATGTCGGCTGATAATTTCATTGCTATAATAAAAGAAGAC